ATCATGAACGCAAAAGCTGAAAACGTCTTTAAAATCTGTCATTTGTTGGGAATTTCACCGGACACACTCGCTGAATGGGGTGTTACGGACGAACCACAACAACCTAGCTCCCACGATATTGATGAAATCATCGATAACGCCATGATGTTCGACGGTAAACCTCTTACAGAGGAAGATAAGCGGGCAATTCGTGGCATCATTGCGGGATATATGAGTAGTAAGGGGGATTGAGAATGAAAGAGATAATCTATCTGGACACAAATTTAGTTAACTCTCTGCTCGCTCAGCAAAACGCTGGGTTGGTCACAAAATTGGTTAATGAAGATGGAGAAAGCGACGCTAAAACTGAAGGAAGTACAGAGCAAACAACCATATCTAGTGACGTTGGCCTCTCTGCTCTATTAAAAGCAACAGGAGGCTATTCTAGCACTAATGTTGATAGTTACAACTTTGTATTTTCTAAGTCAAATAAAAATCTAGTAGAAACCGCTCTTGATGATTATTCATTAGATTTGCTTATCACTGGTCTTGAGGCGAAAAATCTTATAAAACATAGTGATTACCAAGATGGTGACTTAATTTCTGTATCTGGGGAGTTGACGGTGTTTAATTTTGAACAATTAGCCGAAACAAGTGATTTAGAAGAAATAGGTTTCCTGCTTCCTGAGTATGATGAATTCAAAGCGCTGAAGTCAGAATACGGAAAAATAAAAGGAAAAGAAAAACATCTACGTAGAGCTAAAGAAATTCAAGAATCTTTATCGACAAACGGTTGGAATATTTTTGAAACGATAAAACACATGTCGGTTTACTTGAAAAAATTATTACCTGAAACAAACCTGATCAAAATCAGCAATACATTCAGTATACTTCCTCTTGAATTTCTTAGAGTTCAAAGTGTCCAACTAAGTTTTATGCAATTTGGAAAGAGAAAAATAAAAATGCTAGGTATCTGCTCATCAACTTTTGACGAACAAATACCTAGCGACTTCTCACATATGGAAGATAGTAACTTGATGTTAAAATACGCTCCAACAACAATTTTAAATATTATACTCGGTTCTTTTGGGATGATAGATAAGGATGACCACCTAGTAAGACCTATTGCTATTTATTTCGAGGACTAAATAGATGTCCGTAGCGCTGATTAAAACACTCTCTTTTTAAATCAAGTTCTTCCTCGCCTACTTTAATATCCATGCGGACTCTATCAGCAAATTCATTGTGGCGCAATTCCATTTCTTTTTTAGACTGCTCCATCTTTTGACGCTCTTGATTGATGTGAGTAAAAAAAGAAAACATATTTTTGCACCACCTTTCATCACTATTTTACAACGAACAATAGTAAAAAATCAACTGTTTCCATTTTGAAAACAACTCACCCCCCACGCTCTCCGGCCATCTTTGAGTGTGAGGATATGCATTACAGAAAAACAGAAAACAAAAAACACCGGAACTGGTTAAAACGTTTACTATTTTTTTATAAAATCGTTGACAGTAAGTAAAACATTTTGTAAACTAATTTTAGTGGAAGACTGATTAAGTTCAGCGCCCTATGGCTTGTGCGTGCGCAAGTGTAAGGGAACAAAACGTCTAAAAAGGGCCGGTTCGTTTGTTGAATTGGCTCTTTTGTTTTTTATAGAAACCGATACGAGGAAGCTATGCCTGAAAAAGAATTACTTGAGCAATTCAATGTGTCTCTTTGTGAGTTCGACTCTAGCCAGTGGTCTCGAGATGGGTTTCTAGACCCTGTTAACCGTGTGGTTTACATCAATAGGGATTTACCTGCCGAAAGACGTTTAAAGGTCATTCTGCACGAATTAGGGCACCTAGAACACAATCCCAAACACTACGAGCGCCTGCGTGAGAAATATGAAGCTCAAGCTAATAGAGACATGATCCGTGGATTGCTCGAAAACGAATCCCTGGACGACTTCAACTACGTCCACTTTATGGAAAAATATAATCTCACCACGATTTGTGATGAGACATTTGTAAAAAATGAATATCTAAAACTAAAGGAGATTGAAAAATGTTAAGTAAATGGAAAAATTTAAAACGTTGGCAAAAGTGGGTTGTTGTCATATTAGGTTTGGCTGTACTTGGTAAGTTTTTTGAAATAACTGGTATTGCCCCGGAAACAAAGACAGAACCAGTTAAGACTGTCCAAACGTCTTCTTCTAAGCCGAAAACCAAAACCAAAACCAAGACCAAGACTAAAACCAGCAGCAGTTCAGACTTGTCTAACCCACAACGTGAGGAAAAAGCTTCAAAAGAATCGAGTTCTTCCGAAGAAAAAGAATCTAAAAGTGAAACTAAAGAATCAAGTTCTTCAGATGGACCAAAAGATGTTACGGCTGATCAAATGGCTAGCTTTATCGAATACTTCCAAAATGATTTGACAGAAAAGGGTGTAGATATTAGTCAATACGGTTTTTACAATCGTGACACCATTTTGTATATGTCAGTACCTGTCGATTATAAATACTATGATAAAACCGAACTTCAGAGATTCGCTGATGACATGCTTACCAAAGAGCATGAAGCTTTTAACGTTTGGGCTGCAATTAACAATGTCAATTATGAACGCTATCCGATGTTTCATATTAAAGCGGATGATGGCAGTGCTATTGCAAGTCAAAAACTCAATGGAGAAATGAAAGTCAAAGTTAAATAAGCAACAAAAAAGCCCTATAATCTCCCTCGCCAAAGTTAGATTATAGAGCTTATGCATCACAGAAAAAATCGTGTAAACTGAGAGCAGTCTTACAAGTCTTTTTCTGTACCCATTTTACCAAAATTAAGGAGATATGACAATGTGGGTAGAAGAATTACCGAATGGAAAATATAAATATTTTGAGAGATACAAGGACACTTACACTGAGAAGTGGAAACGGGTATCTGTAACGCTTAACAGTGGGTCTAATCGAGCAAAGAAAGAAGCTCAACGCTTACTGGATGATAAGATAGCCCAGAAGATGGCTGACTTAAACACTACCGACGCATCATTTAACGACGTGTTGAACGAGTGGTGGGAATTTCACAAGAAAGGCATTCGAAGGACTTCGATTAGTTCCATGACCAGCAATGTCAGATATGTTGCAGAGAATTTCGCTGTAGATGTCAAAATAGCAAACATTGATACACACTATATCCAACGCTTTATCAACGATGCCGATGTTCCACGTTCAATCCTTGAGCGTATTAAATCTATTTTAAACCTAACCTTCGATTACGCTTGCACCGTTGGTTATATTCCTAGCAATCCTGCAAGGCAAGCAAAACTTCCCAAGAAACAGCAAACGATGGAAGATTACGACAAGATAAGAAATAAGTTTCTAGAGATAGACACTGAACTACTTCCGCTACTTGCAGAATTGCGAAAGCAAAAACGCACTTATAGAAATGCCATCCTTGCAGAGTTTCTCTTTGTAAGTGGTGCCCGTATTGGTGAAGCTGTAGCTCTCGAAACATGCAACTACAGAAAAGAGAACGGCTACCTTGATATTTTCGGAACTCTCGACAGTGTTCAGGGCTACAAGAGAGCTAAGAAAGAACCACCCAAGACCCCAGCAGGCTATCGTAGCAATAAACTAACTAAACGTGAAATAGAATTGCTGGATGAAGCTATACAGATTCGTGATCTAAACAAGTCGCTATCAGACGATTGGGTGACCATGGATAGAGATTATATTTTTGTGACCGACAAAGGAGTGCCACTTCAACGGAACTCATTTAACAATTCTATCCAAGCTGCTAACAAAAGACTGGATAAGCCGATTAATAAACCGATATCATCTCACATATTCAGACACACGCTGGTCAGCTATCTGGCTGAGAATGGTGTCCCGTTAAAGGCTATCATGGATAGGGTTGGGCACGATGACAGTGATACCACAATGAAGATTTATACCCACGTAACCAACAAAATGAAGAATAAAGTGGTTGAAATCATTGATAACTTGCCCCTTTCTTGCCCCTTAGAATAAAAAAAGACCTATCTACCAAGGTTTAAACCTTGATATGATAGGCTTTTTCTTTAAATCTTATTTTACTGTGCGG